GTCGAGCAGTTGGCTGTAGCTAACGATGAGATTAAACGCAAACTTGGACCCTTGTCTAAGTTCTGCAAATTAGCACAAGATTGGATAGACGCAGCGAAGTCCGACCAGAACGAGGTCGTGAAGTTACGGCAGCTTTTGGAGCGTGAAACGGCTCGTCGTGAGGAGCTTCAGCATAAACTTGAGCTTTTCATGCAACGTGTAGAAGCCAACGAAGGAATAGACCTTCGTGCCGAGAGAAAGGGGGTGATCCAATCTGTTCCAGATGAAGCCCTAGAAGAAGGCATTATTGAGGCTCAGGAGGAAACTCCACGACGAGGTAGACCAAGGAAAGTATGACGATAGCCACGGTTATTACGAACGTTGCAAATGAGGCTGGATACACGGTTGAATCCAACATCCTTACGTCTAATGAGACGACTACAAAGCAGCTCTTAGCTATTGCACAACGTATTAACCGTGACATCTTTGAGGCTTACCCATGGCCTAAATGTTACGCTTCAGGGTCAATCACGCTGGTAGCTGGTACGGCAACGTATGAGTTACCAGCGGCCTTTTCATGGTATCAATACGAAACCTTTTGGAACTCATCGACTCGTTGGAGACTTTTAGGCCCAATGAGCGAACAGGATTACGCCGATATAAGAGGTTTCCAACTTAACCCTACCATTTATCAGCGATTCCAAATTCGGGGAATCAGCAACAATCAGCTTCTTATTAGTCCAACCCCAGGCGCTAACTACAACGGGGATATTATTGTTTTTGAGTATATCGCTGACAGAAGTGTGCGTCCTCGTCAGTGGGTAACAGCGACATCATTTGCTGCTGGCTCTTACTGCTTTAACAACGGTAACTACTACCAGACGACAGCAGGAGGGACGACAGGTGCTACAGTTCCTACACACACTACTGGTTCTGTATCGGATGGTGGCGTTACTTGGACCTATTATAACGGTGCTTATAATACTTTCCTTGCTGACACTGATGTAAGCATATTCAACGAGAAACTACTTGAGCAGGGAATCTTGGAGCGGTTTGCTGAAATTCACGGATTGGAAGGTGTTAAGCCAAAATTCGATCTTCAGCTTCATGAAGAGTTTAGTCGTGACCAAGTTGGTAAAGTAATTTTTGCTGGTGGCACTACACGACCTAATTTGTTTGCTCGTGACGGTGTGGCAGTGTTTGGAACATGGATTTAGTATGGCAGTACAAGAACCAGCAATAACACAATCAGATCCAAAGGCTTATTATCTTTGGCTTCAGACTCAAGGCTTATCGCCAGTTCAAGCCGTACAGCAGGTTCAGGTGCGTTTTGGCGCTCCAAAGAGTCCTCAGCAGCAGCAAAAAGAAGCCGCTGACAAAGCACAGGGTAACGCTTTAGCTCAGGTTGGAGGAGCAGTTGGCGGTGCTATTGCTGGTAAATTTGTTTTCGATAAAGCAAGCGGATGGATTGATAAGCTAACTGGTGCAAAGGTTTCTAAAGAAGTTGTAAAAAATGCTGCCGAGCAAACTGGCCAATCGCTTTCCACTACCGCTCAAACAACTACCGGAGCGACCCAGGGCACAACATCTGGTATTGATGCGTTTAACAAAAACTTTACTCCAGTAAATCCTGGTGCTTTACCGGCAGGGCAAAGTGTTCCAGATGGGATGACAGCTATTCGTAGCAACCTCGATGGGACCGTTCAGGTAGTTCCAACCGAAAGTCTTAATGACCCTGGCTTCATGAGTTCTGTAAATTGGGATGCCGTTGGTTCTGGTGCTATGGCAGCACTTTCTGCATACCAAGCATATAAATCATATCAATCTGGCGATAAAATTGGAGCAGGAATAAGTGGAGCAAGTGCTGTCTCTTTAGGCGCTCAGGCAGCTAATCAAGCAGGTATGCAATTTGCTGGATCGCAAAGCATGGCTGCGGCAGCTCCATATTTAGGCGTGGCCGCAGGATTATATCAAGGTTATCAAACCGCAAACATGATTGGTGATACTGCTGCCGGTTCGCAACGTAATAGAAACGCTGCTCTTGGAGGTGCTGCGTCTGGAGCAATGATTGGAGGTTCTGTTGGAGGTCCAGTAGGACTTGCGATTGGAGCGGCAGTTGGAGCATTGGCTGGAGCGGTCGGTTCGTGGACTGGCTCTAAGAAAGGCAAAGCACAATTCATGCGTGATAGCATACGGGGTGTTTTGCAAGAACGTGGATTACTTGACCAAGACTTTAAGGGAACGCTTGCCGACGGATCTCAGTACGATTTTGGCAAAGATGGGTCTACGTTAAAGTGGAAAGAAATTGATAAAATCTCTTCAAAGCAACCTGCGGCCTGGAACGCTGCTGTTCCACTTACAGACGCATTAGCTACTGCATACGGCTTTGTAGGCCAGAAGGCTTCTGACATTTCTGCTTGGTATGCTAAGGGCGCTGTAAGCAATGCTGGCGATGATGTTGCTACTGCAATTAAAAACGCTCAACACTTTGCCAAGCAGCAGGGTATTACGTTTGAGCAAATCAAAGCTAAGTTGGATGAAGCAATGAATGATAATCGTATCAATCAAAGCCAATACGATTACTACCTTGGCGGCGCTCGTCAACTGACTGCTGGTATTAAGGGTGGTCCACAAACAAGACCACCTGCGCCTATGGGACCACCACAGCAAATGCCACAGCAGCCTCAACAACAAGAGGGTAAAAAGAAATCAATGAGAGATTTTCTCGAACAAAACATGGGTAAAAAGTAGGGTTTTATGGCACGAAAAACAGCAATGGGAAAAGAGCCGGGTAAAGTAAGTATCGCTATACCTAAATCTGAAAAAGATAGATTAGCAGGTGTTGCACGACGTATGCCTGGCAAGCCACGACCAATGGACGACAAGGGCAACTTTACTGACAAGCAGTCCCTTGAGCGTGTATCCCCTGGTGTTTACCGAAACAGCCAAGGCAAGCTGGTAGGTTCGAAGGGACAAGCACTTCCTAAGTCATCACCTATTCAAAACGCTTTGCAGGGTGCTGCACGAGCTGCCGGAATGCAAGGAAACGCACAACCAGCACCAAGACCTAACCAGCAACAACCGCAACAGCCAATGTCTCCAGGCTTTGGTTCTAATGGTACGTTAGCTAATTTACAAAACCTCTATCCAAATGAGGATTTTAACAATCCAATTTTTGGTGGTCCTGCAATGACCACTGGCTTCGGTCCTAAACCATATCCTATGCAAAACCAGATGTATCCGTTTCCACAAGGTATGCAACGGCTTGATTATCAACAAAAGTATCCTCCAGGTACGCCGATGCCAAATTTGCAGCAAATGCAGGAAATGTTTCAACAACAGCAACAGGCAGCGCAGCAACCGCAAAGTGTTTCAGGACTACTCCAACGGAATAGGTAATGGCCTTTCAGGGATTCACAATGCCACCTCCTTACGGTGGCTTGGACCTAGTAAGTCCAATAGACAACATGGAGCCAACGTTTGCTCTGGAACTCGTTAATGTGTTTCCAGGTGCAAACGCTCCAACCGTTCGTCTTGGCTACGAGCAGTTTGCCAATATAGGTGCTGCTACGCCTATTGTGACCCTGACGTCACTACAGCTTAAAGATGCCACTACGCAGCTTATAGCGGCCACCAGCAGCAACATTTACAAGATAACGACTGGTGGGGTGTCTACATCAATTAAGGGCGCTACGACCGTTACAAACGGTGAGTTCCAGACGGTAACCTACGGCAACAACCTTTATATGTGTAACGGGGTGGATAACGCCAAGGTTTATACGGGGACTGGTAACGTTATTGACGTAACCTTTACCGGCGTTACAACTGCTAATCTTATAAACGTTACCGCCTATAAAGAACGATTATATTTCGTAGAAGAAAACACAGCTAAGGTTTGGTATGGCGGTTTGCAGGTAACTGGAACTGCTGGAACGCCTGCCCTCACATCCTTTGACTTTCAATACGTCTTTACCAAGGGTGGATACCTTGTCGGCATTGGCAGCTTTAGCACCAATACCAGCATGACAAGTCAAGATTATTTCTGGGCGTGTAGCAGCGAAGGCGAGATCGTTTTCTACAACGGTACCTATGCTGGAGACCCTACATCCTGGGCGTTGGTAGCTCGGTATTACATTGGACGACCGCTTGGATACAGAGCGTTTGTTAGAATAAACAATGATGTTTGGGTCATAAGCGAGCAGGGAATTGTCCCAATTTCTGGCCTATTTATGTCAGACCCTGAAGCAGCGGTTCAAATCGTTAGCTACAAGGTAAACCCGCTTATATCGCAATACGCCGCTGTATTAAGTTTCGACCACCAGTGGTCAGGCTTTTTCTGGCCGCAAGGACGCAGGGTATATATCAGCATCCCCACAACTGGTAACTCTTGTCGTTTCTTAGTCTACAGCATTGATACTAAGGGTTGGACCCAGTTCCAGCTTTATAACGATGAACACGCCTTTAGTAGCTGTTTGTTCAACCAAAAGCCCTATTACGCATCCTCAACGGGTATCGTATGGAAGGGTGAGACAGGTCAGGCCGATGCTGTAACGGCGACTGAAAGCCAATCCATAGCCTATAGTGGCCGGTCAGCGTTTAGCTTCTATGGCAGCCGGTCAAACTACAAGGCGTTTAAGGATATTCGACCAATTCTGAAGGTGAAGCGTGGAGTAACCTTAAACATTGGTTTAGATACTGACTTTAGGCGAGCAGCCACCGTTACGGCAGTTTCTACTCCTGCCGGTGTGTTCACTCCATGGGGTAGTCCATGGGGCAGTCCGTGGTCAGCAGAGGTCGAATACGTCTTTGACCGATACGCCACCAAGGGTCAGGGACATTGTGCCGCTGTACGATTTGGCGGTTCACTAAAGAACTCAACTATGCAGATACTAGGATTCGAGGTTCGATACGATATGGGTGGACAGGTATAATTATGGCACCAGCAAAAACAGCAATGGCTAAAGACCCTAAAACTCCTCCACTTTCTAAGCGGGGGAACTGGCAGTTTAATGGTCAATGGGTAGACAAAGAAGGCTACAAGGTTGATGGCTACGGTAAGCGTTTGGCTAACCAAGCAAAGCCGTTTGTGCCAGCTAAACAAAATCCGTTTGCGCCAAAAGCCTCTACCCCTACTACTCAGGGACCAGCAGCTCCTACACCGCAACAACAGATTCAGGGCGGTCTGGAGGGTTTGGTACAGGAAAGTATTGGCGATGTTCGTAACTTTGATCCAAATACGTTCCAGCAAGAATATCAGCCCCAATTTGAGCAAGGTATGCAACGAGCATACGATACGATCTACAACCAGTTTGAACGTAAGAACCAAGAGCAGTTCGCACGACAAAACGAGCAACTACAGCAAAGCCTCGTAGAGCGTGGGTTAGATCCTAACTCTCCAGCGTATCAAGCATTGACTAAGCAGTTGGCAGAGCAACAAGGGTCAGCTCGTCAGGACGCACAGAACGCAGCATGGCAAGCAGCACAAGGTTATCAGCAGCAAGGGTTTGCTCAAGCAACTGGCACCGCATTGTTGCCAAGCCAAATGGCTAGTCCTTACCTTGAGCTTTACGGGCAACAATCTGGCATTTCAGCGCAACAACAAGAAGCGCAAAGGCAGCGTGATTTTGAAGAGGCTATGCGTCGGGGTGACAGAGCTAGTGCAGAGCGTATTGCTAAAATGAGCCGTGGCGGAGGAGGAGGAACCAGTTCTGCTGATGCTGCTTATGCTGCTTACACAATGGGGCTATATGGGAATCCACAAGGAGGTGGGGGACAAACCGCTGGAAACGCCGCAGTAACTGGCGGCGCTCAAGCATTTGGAAACGCATTTGCTAACAGACTTACCAAACCGAGCTAACTATGGCAGATGAACTTACTAACGCATTGGCAGGATTACAGTATACGCCACTAGATACTAATTGGGGCATTGGCGCTCAAAGTGTAGCACAGGCACTTCCTACGCTGGTTAATCCATACGCCA